CAATGGCCTCAAATGCTTTCGCTGGATCCATGGCCGTCAGTGCCTCGGCGCTGAGTCCGAGCTTGGCGAACACCCCTGCTGTCTGGTCGCCGTCTTCGTTGACACCTGCCAGCGCTTTCTGCATTTTATTGAGCGCATCTGGTACCGAGTCGGCGGCGAGTCCAGCATTCTCAAATGCTCGTTGCATCACCACCAGACCCTCACCGGCGGCACCTGTTCTGGTCATCATGTCCTGTAGCGCACCGCCCTGGTCAATGGCGCTCTTGATGGCGGCACCCATCGCGACGAATGGCGATGACAGTCCGGCCGCTGCGAGTCCCTTCTTGCCTAGAGACGCGATGGTCGAGTTGAATGACGACGCATCAGCTCGTGCTTTTTTCAATCCCTTGCTGAAATCTTTATCGCGGAGATAAAGACTTGCGTAGATGCTACCTATACTTCTGGATGCCATTTACTTGGTGATCTTTTGTTTGAGTAATGCGAGCTTCACTTCGTTTTCCATTGCAGTGATACTGCACCTTTTTTCTGGCTTGGCATATTCTGGTAGAAAATCTCGGAGTTCAAGATTGCGGCCGTTTCGGAGTTTCATCCCTTGCGACTGTGCAATGGTGAGTTGCACACTGGCGACTCGGTATTCGTCGCGCTTTTGTTTTTCGGTCCAGACTTTGATATAGGCATTGCCACAGTCTGGGTGCATGTTTTCCCACTCGGCCTCGGTCAGTCCGAGTTCAATTCTTGCGAAGGCGATTTCTTCGTGGTGCTTTTTTTTTCAGCCGTGGTCGACATCGCTTTGAATATCTCACCCACCGCCGCGAACAACGATTCATCCTCCTTTTCGGTCATGCTGGTGTACATGTCCTCGTGAGTTTTGAACTTCACGAAGTCGTCGTAGGGTAGCAATGCCCAGGCGATCTTGACCATGGCGGACGATAGTCGCTCGCCCTTGGTGTCTCGGTTCCAATCAAAGCCAATGTCGGCCAAGCGCAGGCGCATGAGTCGCGCCGACGCATTGGTCCATTGGATGTCGAATGGCTCACCCGCTATGGTCATGGAGGCCATGGTTAAGCAGAGTAAGTTTTAGCACCGTCAATTTTGCATGATATCGAGAAATCAACTGTGCCTTCAAATGAAATCGATTCATTCATGGCACCGATCACTGCGTTGAAACCGATGGTCGCGGCGCTTGGCAAAGTGATGATGAATGGTTTGCTTAACCCGGTGTTGGCTCGGAGGTAGTCCTGACCCGTCGAGGCGTTGTCAAACTTGCCTGTTAGTTCAAGTGTGCCGTTGTCAATGAGTCCGGCCACAAATTCCTTCGCGGTGGAGTCGTTGGTTGTAATGTCGATGAATGGCACCTCGGCTCCGGAGAGCGTGATGTCATTGATGCCTGTGATAGCCACGGCGTTGACCGAGACTGTGGTGCCGAATGCTTTGCTTTTAGCCATGTGTTTGATGTCTGCTTCACAGCAGTCAATTTTTTATTGTTAGTTTAGTTGGTGAGTGAGTGACCTCGGTATTCCACAAGTTCGCCGTATAGCTTTGTGTCGGTTTCGTAGGTCGAGTTGGACGATGAGAATGATAGCGATGTGCTACTTGAGCCGGGGAGTGTGAAGCCCTCGATGTCAGTCTTGAGTGCCGCCGTGATTGCGATCACCGACACCTTGGTCTTCGCCCATATAGAAAATTGGATAAGCGGAAATGATAGTGACCTGTTGCCGTCGTTGGTATTCTCCGACAGGGTGCTGACCGTCTGCGCGACGATGTAGGGTGCCACGGCATCACCGTCGGCGATGTCCCAGAAGAACCGATTGCCGATGAGCGGCGAGAGTGTGGCACCTGCTACCACCGCATCATAGATGTCTGATTGGTAGCTCATGAGGATTTTGCTAGAATGCGGGTGAGGTAGAGGTCGAGCTGTGCCGCCATGGCACCAGCGACTTTTTCTTGCGTGGCATCGATCGCCGGGCGTATGTATGGTTGTGCAGGTGTTTTGCTTGTACCAAACTCAATTAGGTGAGAATAATTTGTTGGCACAGCTTCCATGCTATACTTTTTGCCAGTCTTCTTGTTTGTCCTTTTGACTAGTTTTCTATACCCTTTGAGCGGTCCGACTTTTGCTGTCTTGCTGCCAGTTTTACCCGTGATGATGAGCGTGATCGATTTGCCAAGTGCGCCTGAGTCTTTGCTTCTGGCCGCGAAACTCTTGGCAGATGTGCGAATGAGGATCGCACCGGCGCGAAGCACTGATAGCTCGGACCCTTTGCGTAGCTCTTTGGGTAGTGCGTCGATCTGCCGCAAGAGGTCGTTGAACTTCTTCTTCTCGATGGCGAGTGATTGGAGGGTAGCCATTAGGAAATGGATTGGTATGTCACGGTGTCGAGGAGGAGAGACGCTTGGCGGCCTTCCTCGGTGATGCCGGTGATGTTAAAAAATTTGCTTTGATATAGCAGTCGGTAGCCGGTGCTGGTGATCGTCCTGTAGCGGATGCGAAATTGCTGGACCTCTGTGGCGCGGTCGGCGTCGGCGATGTCTACCTCGTTTGGCTTGGCTTTCGCGGTGACCAACTCGGCCCACACCGTGGCGTGGTCAGACCATGTCTCGACTCGCGATCCGGTGGCGTCTTTGGAAAAGACACGCACTTGGATGACGACGCGGCGGTCTAACTTGCCGGGGTTCATGCAAACCAACCTCCTATTTTCTGCTGCTCGATGAGTGCCTTCAGTGAGTAGGGTAGCTCGGCGGTGATGTTGCCGATGACCACTGGCACACGGTTTTCGTATAGGTGAGCGGTGAGCAACTGGACCGCGTGGCGTTGTCCTGGCGTGACGGCCGACATGACTGTCTGGCCAGCGGTAAATGTGATCTGGATTGCGTCGACCCGGTCCTCGACCGTTGGCAGGTCGATGACAAACTGCACCATGCCTGGCAGCGAGCCAGTGATGACGCGGTAGTCTGCCGATGAGATGGTCGTCAGTACATTGGATCCACTCGGGTAGTACTTGACGTGCGTCACCGAGGTCAGCGGCGACCTGTACAGGTTGACGGTGTCGAGAAACTCTGGGCCTGTCAGTCCGACCCATGAATTGGCGCTGACGCGGTGGTGACTGTGCATGGCCACACGGCCAGTGACGCTGTCGACGTACTCACGGGCCACGCCGATGAGCGCCTCGATGTACGTTAAATCGTCCTCCGAATCCACCCGTAGATGCGCCGATGCCTGCTCAACCGAGATTGGCTCAGTGGTCGGCGGCGTGATCAGCGTATAGAACGGCCGCTGTGTGCGCGGCGGGGTATAGAACGGGTCAGACATTTAGCGAGGCGTTTTCTGTTTTTAGCTTTGCCGCAGCGGTTTCGCGCTGTGATTTCGCCGGGGTAATGAATGCAACAGCGTCGCCGTCTGCCACCGCGATCGCGGCGGCGAGGTGGTCCATGTCATGCACTGAGCCTTGCTCACGGTGGATGCCCTGCACACATACGGTTCTGGTGAATTGCACTAGCATATAGGAAAGTGAAAGGTGGACCGGAGTGACCCGATCCACCTAGTGGGTGCTAATTAAGCACCGAGTGCATCAAGCTGTGCCGAGAACGATTTCGGGCGGACAACTCCACCGTCATAGTAGGTCGAGGCGACGAGCGAATAGATGCCGCTGATCGCGTTGGTCTTGTCGCGGACCATCTCCAGTGAAACACCGCCCCAGTACCCGATGACATAGTCAGCGAAGTTGCCGAAGAAGATCGCCGAGGCTAAATTGCTGGATCCTTTGGGAAGGGTCCGGCTGACGGCATTGGTGAACAATGGTGTGTAACCATTAAGCAATCCGCTGTCGCCCAGTATGAACCGGTCGCCATAGGTTGCATTGATGGCCGTGCTTTTGAGCTTACCGCGAATTTGTCCGTTGGACACATAGTGCAGGTTGCCGAGCAATGCGTTGTTAGTGTCGACGAGTGTCTCCAGCGCAACTAGTCCTGCGACCGTTGGTGCGAGTCCGTTGGTGCCACCTGCATAGGTGTTGCTGGCAGCAGCAACTGCTGCCGCGATGCCATTGGCCTCGTTGGTGCCGCCGCCGTGGAAGAATGCCGCTTCTTGCGTGGCACCCATCTGAGTGGATAGGTGACCGCGAAGGATTGTTTCGATGGCAACTGAGGATTGCAGAAGCAAACGCTCGCTGATGTCGATGTAGGCTGGCAAACGCTTAGGCGTAAGCTGAAGCATAGAGGTTGTCGGAGATACTTCGTCGGAGGTTCCGTTTTCTGCTTTTCCTGCGGCCGCTGTTCCAGCGATAAGGCGTGGCAAGTCGAGGTTGCCAGTGAGTCCTTCAAGCACCGTGGCGCCTGCTTGACGCATGACGCTCGAGTTGAAGAAGTCGTCAAGCAATCCACGCTTCTCAACTTGGATCGTGTTGCCGCCTTCACCACCGGATGATCCGGTTGCTGTCATGTCGCGGTTTTCACGGCGGACCAGGAGACGTGGTAACAAGATGCCACCGGCGCTGATGCCTGCGGAACGAGCTTCTGTTTCGCCTTCGCGGATCATCTCGGCCTCGATGCCGTCGATGACTGTGGCACCGCCCTTTGCGGAACGGTAGAGGTGGTTCAAGACCTTGTTAAAGTCGAACGTGTTGACATCGCGTTGTTCACCGGCATTCAGCACCGGAGTGCTGCGAGCGGCGCCTTCGCGTTGCATTTGGCGAACCTCTGCGTCGATCGATGCAGTGAGTCCGTCGATGTCACCTTCCATGGCGCGGATCTTTGTTTCCTCGTCAGCGGTTAGTGAGCGGTTTTGAGTCCCGACGAAGTCGAGGATTTCGCGTACTTGCTTCATCAGCGAGCCGCGCTTTTCTTGCAGTTCTTTTAGTTTCATGTGGTGGGCGTCTGCTTCACAGCAGTCGTATTTTTGTTTTGTTAGACGGCAGGCTTGCTGATGCCCCACCGTCGCTGCCAGTGACTTAGGGAGTGGTTTTCAAGAGGTGCCGGGGTCGGCGTTTCCTCGGGTTGAAAATCTTTGATGAGAGTGGTGATCGAGCGGACATCGACCTCGGTTTCCTCGTAGGCCGGGTAGGTCACCGGCGAGACATCGTAGAGGCGTGATACCTTGTTGATGGTGCGCTCGAAGACGGTGGCACCGTTCTCGTCAATGGATTGCACCCAGCTTTGTCCGTCCTTTGAGACGGTAAAACTGAACGAGCTTTGATCGATGTCACCGCGCCGAAGAGAGACGAGAAGGTCGCGGCCGACTTGCGTGTCCGGTGCCTCAAACATGTAGGTCAGACCGACATCGTCGATGCCGAGCGTGAGTGTCCCTTCACCGTTCTTTGACCGTGCGAGGATCAAGTCCGCCTCGTGGTTAAAAAGTGCGCGGACATCATCTAGCAGCACATCGTCGAATGCACCTGGTGCGATGGTTTCGTAGAATTGCCTGTTCGCTTCACCGAGGTTGCCCGAGCGCAAATTGAATTTTGCCGCGTAGCCGAAAATGATGTTGCTCTGCTTGTCGCTCTCGGCGCGTAGCTCGATGGGTGCTGTGAGTCGGCGTGACTCGCGGCCTCCGATGGTGATGGTTTGGAGAGTCTTCATGGTGCCTCGGGTGCGGGTTCGGTGGCCTTCGCTTGTGCGGCTCCGCCCGTGTTGTTGAATGGCAGCGCGTAGTCGTCGCCGCCGTCTGTTGGTGCGATGCGGCGCTCATCGATGCGCTCGCGGATGTCGTTGACCGAGTACACGCCGATGCCGCGCATCGTCTGGAAGTATGCCGCCTTGGATGCGAGGTCGGCATTCGCCAAGGCATCGCGGTCGAAGCGGAAATAGAATCCCGACTGCTGCTCTTGAGTGGTGAGCAATGTCATGGCCATCGATTGCTCCCATGCCACTAGGTGTG